TTGCTGGTTTGTCGGATTCGAACACATCTAACTGGCTTTTAACGGCCAACCCTGATATATACCTCTATGCAACGCTCGTTCAAAGCGCGCCATATTTGAAAGAAGATGAGCGCATTGGTGTTTGGTCTAGTATATTAGACCGCCTGATGGCTGAATACGAAGTTGCAGAGCAACGGGCCAAGACCGGTTCAAGTCGGTTGGCTTCTAGGACAAGGACGTTTGGTTAATGCCTGATACGACAACTTCAAACCTTGGCCTCACTAAACCTGAGATCGGTGCATCCGCCGATACTTGGGGCAATAAGCTAAACACCGACCTTGACCTCGTCGATGCGCTCTTTGCCGCTAACGGCACAGGGACGAGCGTTGGTATTAACGTAGGTGTGGGGAAAGTAGCCGCTGTTGCCGGGACGCTTAATGTCACCGGCACTGTTTCTGGTGGCATTGTCGCCCCGCTTGCCTCGCCAACATTTACTGGCACGGTCGGTCTGCCTTCGACCACAAGCATCGGCTCAGTCTCATCGACTGAGATCGGTTACCTCGATGGCGTAACATCGAACCTCCAGACGCAGCTTGATGCTAAACTAGCCATTACGGCAGCAGCATCAACCTACGCGCCGCTGGTCAGCCCAACATTTACCGGCACGGTTACGCTTCCATCGACGACAAGCATCGGCGGTGTGAGCGCGGCAGAGATTGTCTACCTTGATGGCGTGACATCGAATGTGCAGACACAGTTAGATGGTAAAGCGGGTCTTGCTTCTCCTGCGTTCACTGGAACGCCAACAGCGCCGACAGCCACCACTGGCACGAACACAACTCAGGTGGCCACGACTGCTTTTGTGCAGCAGGTTGCGTTCAACAACACGCTCCCTTCGCAGACTGGCAACGCCGGAAAGTACGTCACGACGGACGGCACGAATGCAAGCTGGGGGACAATTACTATTCCTGCGCAGGTTTATCCGAGCGCAGGTATTGCTGTATCTACCGGAACTGGATGGGGCACTTCTCTTACCACACCACTAGGCGTTCCTAACGGCGGCATAGGCGCGTCTACTCTCGCGGCCAACAATGTCCTTCTAGGCAATGGTACGAGCGCGGTTCAGGTAGTTGCTCCGGGGGCTTCTGGGAACTTGCTGACAAGCAACGGCACGACATGGACATCCGCAGCGGCTCCATCGAGCGCGGTTCAATACCCACAGAACAGCCAGTCAGCCAACTATACGCTGGTACTCAGCGATGCTGGCAAGCAGATATTCCATCCTGCGTCGGACGCTAACGTCCGCACATATACCATCCCAGCAAATGCGAGTGTTGCGTTTCCCATTGGCACGGTGGTTCTGTTCACGGTGGAGAATGGCGGCACTCGCGTCAACGTGGCGATTACTAGTGACACATTGGTAAACGGTAACGGCCTTGTCGGCACGCAAACTGTTTATCCAAACAACACGCTAATGTGTATTAAAGTCACCGCGACTAAGTGGATGGCAAATTATCTTTTCCAAACAAATGCTACACCATTCCAAGTCGCAGTAGCGCACACCACTTCGCCATTCGTCACAGCATATCCTTGGAGCAGTTCTGGCTTCGGCACTAAATACTCTAATCCAGCTACGCTGCCTGCTGGTAACGGCAACGGCGTAGCGTTTTCTCCGAGTGGAGATGCTATTGCTGTAGCGCACGACACTACGCCATTCGTCACCGCGTATCCTTGGTCTAGTGCCGGTTTTGGCACTAAATACGCTAACCCAGCTACGCTGCCTCCTAGCGGTGGCAACGGCGTAGCGTTTTCTGGTGCTGGCGACTCTATAGCAGTATCGAGTTTCTCTTCACCCTACGTCACAGCATATCCTTGGAACAGTAGCACGGGCTTCGGCACTAAGTACGCCGACCCAGCTACGTTGCCTGCTGGTTTCGGCATGGGTGTAAGGTTTTCTCCCGCTGGGAATGCTATTGCCGTAGTGCATTTTACGTCGCCCTATGTCACCGCGTACCCTTGGAACAGCAGCACGGGCTTTGGTGTTAAATACGCCGATCCAGCTACGACCCCTACAGGCATCGGCAGCGACGTAGCGTTTTCTCCCGCTGGGAATGCTATTGCCGTAGCGCACTCTAATTCACCCGCCGTTTCAGCGTACCCTTGGAACAGTAGCACGGGCTTTGGTGTTAAATACACAGACCCAGCTACGCTGCCTGCTGGTAACGGCTATGGCGTAGCGTTTTCTCCGAGTGGAGACGCTATTGCTGTAGCGAATAGTTCTTCGCCCTACATTACAGCATACCCTTGGAGCGGTTCTGGTTTCGGCACTAAATACACAGACCCAGCTACACTTCCTACGGGTGTTGGCAATAAGGTAGCTTTTTCTGCGTTGGGGGATGCTATTGCTGTAGCGCATCAAAATTCACCCTACGTCACAGCATATCCTTTGAGCAGTTCTGGCTTCGGCACTAAATACGCCAACCCCGTGACGCTGCCTACTGGCAATGGCATCGGCGTAGCTTTTACCGTATCTGCGTAAAGAAAGACACCACATGATCTACACACAACTCAACGCCGAATACAAATACGATACTCTCGCCGACGCTATATACGCCCGCGAGATTGAGCATTTTCATTACGACTTTGACCGCAAGAACTTTGAGTATCTGATTGCCAACGCCACGGACAATGAGTTCGCAGCCAACGTAGCAGAACGCCTCGATGCCACACGCAAGCAAATGGGCAACGTGGAAGCTATCATGGCGGCGCTGCAAGAACAGATTGAAGACCAAGCCGCTTATGATGCAGCCGTCATTCGTGCAACTGCCAAGCGGAAAGCAAAGGAAGCAGAATAATGTGGTATGTCCAAGCCCAAGGCGACACTTTCATACGGCACATCTTTGATGCAGAGCCGACGCAATGGGACGCGGATAATTATTGCTACGCCCGCCGCCTGACCGACGAGCAGGCAGCACATTTTGGCGTACACAAGAAGCAGATCGTCACGCCGCCATATTTTGACCCAGCGACGCAAGTGCGCGAGGAAGGCCCGGCAATTCTGATCGATGGCGTCTGGACCCAGAACTACATCGTGACAGACCTAGACGCAGACGCATCAGCGGCAAAGGTTGGCGCACAATGGGCTGTGATCCGCGCGGAACGTAACACGCTACTGGCAGCCTGCGATTGGACGCAGCTACCTGATGCTTCGGCAGACGCCGCTGCATGGGCTACATACCGCCAAGCGTTGCGCGATATAACAGATCAGCCCAATCCATTCGCAATCATATGGCCAGTGAAGCCAAGCTAATGGACATGTCATTCGGCATCGACACGCTTCTCACCGTCGTTGCGGGCATCTTCGCCATCATTGGCGTATGGACGCAACTCAGCAACCGCCTAGCAATTCTTGAGACGAAGCTGGAGTTCGGCGACGAGAAATTCAACAGCATCGACAAGAAGTTTGACGAGGTTATGATGCACCTACGCCGGATTGAAGACAAGCTGGACAACAAGGCAGATCGGTAATGGCGTTTAAGCTAGGCCCACGTTCCCTGTTAAACCTTCGTGGTGTGCATCCTGATTTGGTGCGCGTCGTTAAACGCGCCATCAGCATCTCCGATATTGATTTCACTGTCATCGAGGGGCTGCGAACCCCCGCACGGCAGAAAGAACTGTTTGCCAAAGGTGCGACCAAGACTATGCGTTCGCGCCACATTCACGGCTTTGCGGTTGACATCGCGCCGTATGTAGCGGGCAGCATTCGTTGGGACTGGCCGCTGTTCGATAAGATTGAAGCGGCCATGAAGAAGGCAGCGCATCTTGAGAATGTGTCGATCACTTGGGGCGGGGACTGGAAGTCGTTTAAGGACGGCCCGCATTGGGAACTTCCGCACGCTAAATACCCCGACCCAAAATGACGATTAAAGAACTTGAGACCGCGCTGCTTGAGCGTGTCCGGGTTTGGTGGCGTCCGGTCACATGTGTCGGTATTGCTTGCGGTGTTATTGTAAATGCGGTAGCCTTGCCCCTTGTAAACAGCCAGCCAATCTCCCTTACGGACTTGGCGGCTACGATTGCATCTTGTGCGACTATATTTGCGGTGAGAGAATGGGGCAAAATAAATGGTGCGGATTAATCCATTCATGGGTTATGTGGCGGCAGGCGCTCTTGCTATTGGCCTTACCGCCGGGTGGAAGGTCAAAGACTGGCAGTGCGATGCCGCGTATTCTGCGGTTCTGGAAAAAGCTGAGAAGCAGCGCCAGCAAATGCAAGGAAAAATAGATGAGGTTTCAACGCTCTACCAATCCGAACGAGATAAAGCCGATGTGGTGGTCGCCGGAGAGAAGCAAACCATCCGCGAGATATACAAGACTTTGCCTGCTGTTTCTGCTGATTGTGCTCCTGATCCTCGTCTTATCGGGCTGCTCGAAAGCGGCGTCAATCGCGCCAATGCCGCAGCCGCCAGCGAACCTAGCGAGTAACTGCCCGCCGCTTGCCTCGCCACCAGCTACGCTTATTGATCCTGAGCGCGCTATATGGGAAGTTGATATAATAGCTAAATACGGTGACTGCGCGTTGCGCCACCGCCGAACAATAGAAGCATGGGAAGAGGCTGTAAAAATCCCAAATAAGTGATATAAGGGCCAAGCGCCTCAACACGGACACCGGCATGACACTGATCCCTATCTCAATACCACCCGGCGTATATCGCAACGGCACTGAACTTCAGGCCGCAGGACGGTGGTATGACGCCAACCTTGTGCGTTGGCATAACGGGACAATGCGCCCGATTGGTGGATGGCGCGTTCGTACCACGAGCGCCACAAACGGCGTTCCGCGTTCTACAATCGCATGGCGTTCAAACGATGGCACTCGCCGTCTTGGTGTAGGGACTAACACAAAACTCTACAGCATGACATCGGCGGGTGTTCTTGTTGACATTACGCCTACAGGATTTGTCACCGGCCCAGCCGATGGTAGCGATAACACCGGCTATGGCGACCTTACTTACGGTAGCTATACCTACGGTACGCCGCGTCCCGATATTAGCCCAGTTACCGAAGCGGCTACATGGAGCCTCGATACATGGGGTGAGTATCTTGTCGCCTGCGCCACGTCGGACGGCAAGCTGTACGAATGGCAGTTGGACGACGTAACGCCCGTTACGCTTGCAGCGCGGATTACTAACTCTCCCGCGAATTGTGTCGGCCTTTGCGTTACAGATGAGCGTTCGATCTTTGCGCTGGGAGCCGACGGCAACCCCCGTAAGATTGCGTGGTGCGATCTTGAAAACAACACTGTCTGGACACCCTCATCCACGAATCTGGCGGGCAGCTTTATCCTGACAACGCCGGGCAGCCTCATGTGTGCTCGTCGTGTTCGCGGCCAAACACTGGTTCTTACTGACGTAGACGCGCACGTTGCGCAATATGTCGGCTTGCCGTTCACCTATCAGTTCGAAACCGCAGGCCGCAACTGCGGTATCATCTCCCGCCAAGCTATCGCTGTTCTCGACAACATGGCCGTCTGGATGGGCAACCGTGGCTTCTTCATGTACGATGGCTACGTTAAGCCGCTACCGTCAGACGTAGAAGACTACATCTTCTCCGACATCAACAACTCTCAGCGTTCTAAAATTGTCTGTGTCCCAAATACAGAGTTTGGCGAAGTTTGGTGGTTCTACCCATCCGCGTCATCGACAGAGAACGACCGGTATGTCGTTTGGAATTTCCAAGAAAACCATTGGGCTATCGGTACACTGGCGCGCACTTGCGGCGTTGACAAGACCGTGTTCAACTACCCAATGTGGTGGTCGCCAAGCGGCGAAGTTTACGACCAAGAGTTCGCGTTTGTCCGTCCCGGTGGCGGTGATGTGTTCGCCGAGACTGGGCCAATCCAGATTGGCGAAGGCGACCGTATTCTGCACATCAACGAGTTGATCCCAGACGAGCGGACACAGGGCGATGTGACGGCGACGTTCATTAAGAAGTATTACCCGAACGGGGAAGAGACAACCTACGGGCCGTACTCCTTGAACAACCCAACGTCGGTGCGCTTCAATGGACGGCAGATCAACATGCGCGTCGATGGTGCACGCAACGTCGATTGGCGTGTAGGCATCATGCGGCTTAATGCTATTCCGGGTGGGCGTCGATGACACTTAGACTACCGCCCGCACCACTTGAGTATAGTCAAGCGTATGAGGCGCAGCGCAATCGGCTGATTGAATTAAACGCCAATCTTGCGTATACTAAGGGCCAAGATGTAGGCGTCTATAAACCCGCCAAGCTGATTGTCTCCGACGCCTCGTTCATTACGACGGACACGCACACGCCAACAGAAGGTTCGTTATCGTGGAACACGATTGACGGAACGCTCGATCTTGGCATGGAGTATGATGTCGTTCAGCAGATCGGGCAGGAGACGTTCGCCCGCGTGCAGAACAGCACCGGCAGCACCATTCCAAATGGTACTGTCGTAGGTTTCGCTGGCGTTGGTGCGAACAATGTTCTTTCGGTTTCAAAATATCTTGCCGATGGCTCGACGCCTACGCTGTACATTCTTGGCGTTCTGACGCACGACCTACCCGACAGCGGCGAGGTTGGTTACTGCACAACATTCGGCCACGTTCGCGGGATCAACACAAGTGGCTTCACTGTCGGAGACCTTCTCTATGCCTCGCCAACTACGGCTGGGGCGTTCACAAACGTAAAGCCGACAGCGCCGAACAACGTGGTTCCGGTTGCGGCTGTGCTAAAGGTCGGCACAACGGACGGCGAGATATTCGTCCGGCCTGCGATTGAGCAGCAATACTACTTCGGCCAGTTCACCCACAACACGACAGTCACGCCAGCCGCTGCGAACACCGCCTACGCTTTGGCGTGGGACACAGCGGTAATCTCTGAGGGCATATCCCTAACCGGAAGCCCGACAACACGCCTGACTGTAGCCCATAGCGGCCTCTACAACTTCGCGGCCCGTATCCAGTTCTCCGCCTCAAACTCTAACTTGAAGTCTGGGTGGATGTGGCTGAAGAAAAACGGCACGACGAACATCTCGTCAAGCACGGCGG